GCAATATTTTTTTCATAGCTTGTCCGATCAAGCAACTGTCCACCAGAAGAGTAGTCGTTATATTGCGGAGTGCGAAGAAACCATTGAGGATATAACGGAGCAGATGCTTCCTCTGCTGCGCCGGTTGTATTTGCTTTTTTTCTTTTGTTTTGCGCATCTATGCTATAAAACGAATAAACCGTGCCTTCATCTTGATAATTAGAATCGATTACATTTACTTCTTTCAACGACAACAAGAATATCTTGCTCGTCACATTTATCAATGGATATGTGTAATTACCAGATACATCAGTAACAGGTTTTGTAACATCCATCAAAACGCTACGCAATCCATTCGGAAAGAAACTTAAAAATCCAGCTTCAGATGTATATGGATTGCTGTACACGTATTCTGTTGACGAAGGCGCCTGGTCGTATTGATGCTGCGCGGTATACCAACTATTCGCCGCAGCATTTGAATTTAACCATTGCAATAAATTAGAATAAATATATTCATTATTGCCATTGGTCCTTCTCAATGACATACTTTGGTTTGACGGTTCCTTTGCATCGAATGCCTTATAAGTGAGAATATCCCTGCATTCAAGCGTTGTTGAGCCAGAAGGATCTCCTGCGTGTCCATGTTCCAAAATGCGGAAGATCGGAACTGTCCCTTTATAAATGAAATTCGGTTCCTTGACGAGCGCCCCAACAGGAAGCGCACTTAATAATTGTGACATTCCATTACCTCCTTAAATGTAGACTTTGCCATTCGCATACGCCCCGGAGATAATGTTGACGGCGTTTGCGGAATCAATGGTGACAATAGCAACAGTGTCCAGATCAGAAGAATCGATAAGACTGGACTCTGCGAGCTGAAAAGCAATGTCCGTGAGGTCGTTCTCGATCCCTCCGAGAGCGGTTGCGATCATGCCGGAAATCTTCCCGGATCCGCCGCCCTGCGGTAATGCGTTTATAGCAGCCATATTCCCTCCTTTACCAAAGTGTGATGATCTGCATCGGAATATCCACTTCAGGAACAATGCCGTTTACCTTCAGCGTGATATTCCCTTCAGACTGTCCAATGACGGAAATGATTGCATCCGCCGCCGCGTCCCGCATTTCCTCCGTCGCGGTATCCGCCAGTCCGATAAGGAAATTCTGTGCGGCTATCAAGCCGGTCACATTCACGGTCTGCTGGTAATTCACCCAGCCATTCGCAGGGACGACGATATCCACGGCCTTTGAGATCACTTCGTTCTTCAGGACATACGTGATCGTCGTGGTCCGCCATTTTGTGATATCCCATTCCTCCGGGGTATCAATCTCCTCGATGCACTCCCAAAGGACATTGTTGTATACCACGAACTGTCCCACGGCATACGTAGCATACGGGGAATACTCCCTTGCGATAGAGTCCAGCGCACCTGCCGCCGGCGCACCCTTCGGAATCAGGAAGCGGAAAACTGCCGCACTCTCCGTACCGGTATTGATAACCTGCGCCGGCTGATCATAGTCCAGTGTGACGGTATCCGGATTAACATTGACGGTTGCCGCGGCTCCGGTCGCGCCGGTATCACCCTTCGGACCTTTGGTATTGCCTATCAGTATCCTTGCCATTTAATCATCCTCCCCTGTGACGTAATAGATATTTCCCTGTTCATCGATTTCCAGCGGAGGCGGATTTGTTCCATCCGGATACTCCGCATACACATTCCCGTTCGCTTCCACTGATAAGGTAAACCACCCGGCCGTCTGCGCCTGGATCCCGCTGTCTCCCTTAAGGTTATGGAAGTCAAACCGGAATTTCTTTCCTTCCTGATCACTGACATCCGTAACCGTTACGCTCGGAAGACCGGTGTTATTATCAACGGTTGCCTGTGCCGCAACGATTGCCTGTGCCTCCGCTGCCGCCGCACTCGCCGCCGCCGCATCCGCACTGTCTGCCGCGTCCTGTGCTTCATTCGCCGCAAGGTTCTTCTGATAAGCCGCTTCCTGCGCATAGGATCTCGCCGTATCTGCCTGCACCTTTGATTCCGATGCACTCATCATAGACTCATGGGCTTCTTCCCGTGTCCTTGCTTCGGAATACTCGGCATTCTCGGAATAGGTCTGTGATATAGCGGAATAAAACAGGGCATTGTCCGTAGCTTCGCCGACTCTCGTTCCGGTCTGACCTCTGGCCCAGCTCTTCGCCGTGATCGCTTCTTCTTCGGCTTCTTCGCTTGCCGCAAGCGCCACGTCCTTGGCATTCTCTGCCGCCGCCGCATTGGTTGCCGCACTCGTTGCAGCGCCATTCGCTACAAGCGCATTCTGTGCCGCACTCGCCGCATACTCACTCGCCTGATGCACATATCCCTGTGCTGTGGCGAATTGCTGTTCGATCTCGTCCGCTCTCTCGCCGGCAAGCTCTGCGGCGTCTTCTGCATTCTGCGCCGCCTGCTCCGCCGCTTCCTTGTACGCATTTACATTGGATGATTCCAGGAAATCATCAACCCGGATCCGTTTTGTTTTGGTACCATCATCAACCGCAAGCTCGTCGGTTATGGAGACGGCCTGCGTTTGTTCCAGTTCATGTATCGTGATTTGATTGGCCATCTCTCCTCCTTATCCGATACGCTCCCAGTTCCTTACGATCTTTCCGCCGACATTCGTTTCACCGATCTTCGTCCATGATCCGCCGATTGTTCCGCTCGGATTGACCGCTGTGGTCGATTGATACACCGTGCCGACAGGATAGAAGACATCGATCAGAAGCTTCCCGTAATCGTATGTCCTCACGAAATCAGCCACGGCCTTTGTCGTAGGGATATCGCTATCACTCGCGCTCGCCGGGGTAATGATCTGCCTGACGTGCGCTATCGTCTGAAGCATCAACGACAACCGGTCATAGTCTTCCTTCTGTTCCTGTGTGATAGAATCAAGGACCGTCTTATTGAAGTGTTCATGCCTGTCCGTCGCATTCAATGATACGATCAGCCACATGGCAGTAAGGATCCCCTGCACATTCGGATTTGCCGTCAGGCCTTCAGGTATCTCTGCGCCGATATTCAGTGATGCTGTCCTTGCACTGATATCGTCAATGAAATCATTGAACGCTGTCAGTGCCATATCGCCCTTCTCGTCAAACTTCTTCTTAAGGGCATTCGGCTGTAATAGCGGGGAATCAGGCAACGGCGTTACACCGGCTGCCGCTATCTTTTCAGGATCAACTTTACGAAACATATATCCCCCTTATCCTTTATGGTTTCCGCTCTGTGTGTACTCAACAGCAAAGTCATTCAGTGAGAACGGCTGATTGTCCTTCTCATTGATAAACCGGAACCGCACGTGATCCAGTTTCCGCAGTCTCGCCTTGGTAGACAGCACCTTTGCCGTTTTGTCCACATCAAAAGAGAAATACCGAAAATCGATCATGGAGAAATCAAAGTACCGAAGTGTGGTGTTATCCTCCTTCAGCAGTTCCCATAATCCGTGTCGCTGCGCCCATATCTCAACCGAAGACGCCAGGGAAGGCATACACTTAAGCGCCAGATACCGGTATTTCTTGTTCTTATAGAACAGCTTTTGCTCGATATCCGCAGTCTCCCATACTGCCGGGATTGCTCTCTCCTTCTCTTCCCCGTCTTCTGCGTAAAAATCCATATATGACTTCAAAGCCTGCGTGTCGGTGTAAAACTTACAGATATACCCGTCTTTTGTCCCAAAGAACAGATTGCCGCCGATCTCAAAGAAGCAGGTTGCGTTGATCCCTTCCCAGTAAAAACCGGCATACTGTCTTGTGGAATACGGCTTATCTTTCGTCCGCATGGCCTGCAATCCATCAAGGATATACACATGATCATTGATACCAATCAGGTAAAAATCCCGATAGGTATATGCAAAAGCTTCTTCCAGGTTCTCTTCCTTCAGCAGTTTTCCATCCAGGTAGTAGGATCTGTGCTGTGCGTATTTATCCCCGGTGACATCCTGCGCCGTGATCGCATGAACCCCCAAAGGCGTCATGAATAACGGTTCCTGTTCCAGATAGCAGAAGCAATACTTCGATAACGCACCTGCGCCCTGAAGTGTGTTCACCAGCTGGAAGGCCGGCTGCGTATCAACCAATGTTCCCTTGCGGATTAAAACCGACTGCGACTGCTCATGGTAATCCTTGTGCGTAGCAAGGTAATTGTTGATGATCGAATACCCCATAATGGCGGAAGCATCCGTCCCCAACTGTGAATACCCCGTATCCGGCCAGTACGTCGGATCATACTGTCCGCAGTACCAGTCACGGTTACACATGGTATATTTGCCGCCGTCCTGATCTTCGCCCTTATCAGGGTTCCCGGAAACAAACACACGATCACTCGCACCATTGATTCCATACAGAATGCCTATGGTGCAATGGTTGATCCGGTCCGCATATCCCGGTACCGTCTTATATGCTTGGATCAGCACATTGTCTTCACCCTCAACAGGGGAAGCACCCGGCGCATTGATAAATGTGACAAGGCCGGTCGTCCTGTCAACAGTGAAGTCAGTATTCTCAAACTTCTCCACCATTTCTCCGTCCTGATTCATAACCCACGCTTTTACGGTCGTGGTGTCCAGATGATCATAGGACAGCTGGAAATCCACTATCGTTGTTGGATCATAACTTGGATCGTCGTCCCCTTCGTTTTCTGACGGTTCAGCGTTGGGATCTTCCGTAGGATCAGTCGGATCCACCGGTTCGATCTCATGCTGTTTCACATAGAACGATTCTTTCCATGCCGGCTGAATAAGGTTCCTCGGTTCATAAATATCGGCAGCAGACCCGCCCTTGGGATCCTCGTTGATCAGAAGAGTAGGAATATACATTGTACTGTCAACGCCATACAACCGCTCGCCATCGTAAAAATGCACGCTGGTTCCGTCAAGGATGATCAACTTCATGTCCAGCTCAAAAGCGACACTCCGATGCTCCGCCATCCCGGTATATAACAATGTCTCGTCACAATCGTCCGTCAGCAGTACGATATTGTTGGTATCATAATCAACAACCTCGTTTCCCTGCTCGTCAATCCAGTTTCTCCCCTGCGGTGCCGAGAAGTTATAGATCTTTGTTCCGGCATGGACCAGCCAGGTATCAGTCAGGGAATAGTGATATACACCATAGATCCTCTGTCCCTTGTAACTGGCCATCCTCCGGAAGCCGACCCTTTTCCTCACCTTTCCGGGGACCGACCGGATCATGTTGATACAGTTCGGACTCTTTGTGTCGTCTACCACACTGGCATCGTTCGTGAAGTCACATCCCAGGAAGGATTCATTCTCATATACATCGATCTTTGGACTTTTAGGGACTTTGAACGAAACAGGCATTTAACACCACCCACTCTCACAGGAAAACTCTTCTTTCCTCTGTATATTGGCCGATTGTGTCAGTCTCTCATACGCGATCTCAAATTCATTGCGGTATACCGTCGCAATCGAATTATCATCGTCCTTATATAGCTGCGAAGCCATGTAAAGGGGAAGGATAGCCGCAACCTCCGGATCAAGCTCCATGACATAATCATCTTCTGTCTCAAGCGTGATCTGCGCCGGATACGCCTTGTAATAGACCGTATAAACCCCCGGCTTTGATCTCGGTATCACCAGCGTTCTGTCCGCTTCCTGGTAATACTCCTCCGCCGGAATATACGCCTTCTTCCCTGTCCCTTCGTAGTAAAGATCATTCTCCGACAGCTGGTAAAAACTCTCCATGAGTTCAGGGCAATAGTAATGTATATATTCCTCAAATGGAGGAACATCATCGTCCGTAGGATACGTGTACTCATACAGACAGACATTCCTCACATAGAACGGAAAATCACAGTAAAACCGAAGCGTGACCATTTCCTTGTCAGGGTTCGCAATATTCCCCTTGAAGACAGTAAATTCCTTCTCCGCCTCGATGGTCTCCCCGGTTTCATCCTCCGTAGGGGTAGCAATCACAATGGGATCATTCTCTCCGACAGTAATCTCACAATGGACCTGCTTCCCCATGACGGTGAAATAATAGGACTTTGCGCCCTGCGTTGAAAAAGAAACTTCACCGTCCGTGACATACTTCCTCTCAAATTTGTCGCCCAGCATATTCTTGACCGGCTGGACAACAATCTGCACGGATTTAAGGATAAACTTCTTTGCCGTAGACAGAAGCTGTAATCCTTCATTCGCCGCCTGCGGCATGGACTCGATATATTCTTTTGTGCTGGAATCCATCTGAATGACCGTCCCATTGGACGAGAACATTTTTTGAAGACAGGCCAGCTTGATATCATGCCACGTGTACGACATTCTTTATCTTCCTTTTCCTCTTGGGCTTTTCCTCAACAACAGGTTCCTCCGGCGCTTCCGGTTCCTCCGGCGCTTCCGGTTCCTCCGGGGAATTCATGAAATCCTCTGCCGGATATACGGGATCCGCTTTCTCCACCGGTTCAGACTGATACGCTTCCTGGCCACAGATCCTCATGACCTTTGTGACGCGCTTTCCGTCAATGATATCTCCCACTTTGATCATGCTATTTCCTCCGCATAAGCGGGGGACCCGAAGATCCCCCGCCCATTTCTTCTTTCGATCAGGTCAACGTGACAGCGGACGCATCCGAAGAACCGCCCATGATCACATGACGCCAGTTCGTGAAGCCTGCGCTCCAACGAGCGAAGCCATTGTAAACAAGGTTCCGGGACTCAACCTTGACCTCATTGGCGATATCAAGGCCCTTCCTGTCATAGAACCGGGTAGCCGCCAGCTCCTTGTTGGCATCGGAAGACATGATGATGTACGGATCACCACTCTCGGGAGTCCACAGATAGTCAACAACAAGCGTCCACTTGCCGCGCTGGGTGTTGATGTCGTTGTTGTTGCTGCCAACCTCACCGTCAGATCCGATGATTCTCTTCACGAGATCCTCCATTGCCGGACGGTTGCCGGGGACGATGATCGTATCGGCATCGAAGCCCAGGACCTCGCCGCGGTCGTCCTTGAAGTTGCGAAGGATGTTGGACAGTCTGTTCAGCATCACGGCATTGGAGCCGAGAGCATTGGTGAACAGGTTAGCCTGCGTCGCGTGCGTTGTGCCGCTGGTAAAGCTGTTCTTCAGCGGATGATCAGCCGCAAACAGGGCCTTCTCGTCAGCGCCGGAGATATCGATACCGGACTTGCCGCCGAAGGTCATGGTCTTCGTGGAACCGATGGAAGAGGTCAGCGCCTGGGACAGATACTTTGCACGGCTTCTCTTGTAAGCCTGCACCATGTTGACGGCCTTGCTCTTGGCTTCGTCGATCTGGTTATCGTCGCGCATTTCCTCGGAGACCACAAAGGTCTTGCTGAAGGAAAGGTGCTCGATGAACTTGGCATAGCCCTCGATGTAGGTGTCTTCCACGGCGTTCTCGCCCTCGGCCTTCACATCGAAGTCGCCCAGGCCGCCGATGGTCGTGGACTTCTCGCCCCAACGATCGGAAGTGTTGACGTTCGCCAGCGCCTTCACGAGATCGTCGTACTTGTTCTGCTGCGCATCGGCGTCGAAGATCACGCCGTCCAGGAGTGTCGCCCACTCATTCCACATATCGCCATTCTTGACATTGTCTCTGATTGTTACAGCCATTTCTTTATCCTCCTATGGATTTGTTGTAGAGCGCCCGGAGTTCCTTCGCACTCTTATCCGGAAACCACCGTTTCCAGTTCGCAATCTGGCCTTCCGGGATATCAACGCTCTTGTCAGGATCAGTTACACCTTTGGCAGCCACCATATGATCCTTGGACTTTGCCTGATTGATAGCCGCCTGTTTACTCGCCTGCGCCTGCGCACCGGCAAGACGATCGAAGTTCACCAGCTTATACGCTTCAGCCATTCTCACGCCTTCGTGTTTATTGCAGTAGTCAACCACGTCTCCGAAGTTGTCCTGCGAATAAATGTCGTCCGCTGTCCCTACCGTGGGATCCAGTTTGATGATCGCCTGGATGTCCTCCTCGATCATCTGCTTGGTCTGAAGCTCTACATTGGCTCTCTCGATCTCCTCCGCCCGTCTGACAAGCGGAGAATTGGCAATCGCACGATCCAGCATTTCGGGATCAATCCCGGCCTCCTGCATCTTGTTTCTTGCCTGAATCCTCTCCTGTGCCGCCATTGCCTCAAGGTATTCGGCAGCAGTCTGGATCGGTTGATTCGTCTCCGGGTTTTTATACCCTTTGAACGTCTCTGCGTACTTTCGGTTCAGGTCCGCTTCCAAAGCCTCGTACTTCTTCTTGGCTTCGGCTTCAGCCCGTCTCCTCATGTCCGCGTAAATGTGGTTCTGCTCCGGTGTCTGTTCCGGGGCTTGCTCCGCAGCTTGCGGTTCGGCGGTTTCCGCATCGTTCACGCCTTCGGTTTCTGCTTCGCTGGTTGCAGGTTCGGCGACCTCCTGCTCTTCTGCGCCTGTCATTACTTCATCTTCCATTGCTTATCTCCTTGGATTTTTACGCTTTTCCTGCGAATATATATGTTCACGCCGGTTATTCGGCGGAATCATCATCCACCACTTCCACGGGATGATATACAGTCTTTACAATCTTCCGATATTCGGAACACTGCGGACTGACACAAGAAAGACGGATCCTCCTCGCATAAGATCCGTCTTTCCTCTTGACCAACTGATTATTTGTAACCTTCAGCTCCACGTTACATACCGGGCATTCCATTGTTGTTTCCTCCCATAGCGCCAGCCTGTGCGCCCATCTGTCCATACATAGCGCCCATCTGACCGTAGATCTGGCTCATGTTTCCACCACCGCCCATCTGCTGCATCATGGCTTGCTGCCGTTTCTGCTCCTCGATCCTTGCTTCGATCAGCGACAGGACCACACTTGCATTCGGGTATCCATTGGCTTTCATGATTGTCCAGTAGGCCCTTGACGTTTCCAGGTCTCCGATCTGACCGAAAGCACCGGACTGTAACTTCATGTCCGTGGACTGCCACATCATTTCACGGTTCTGCATCAGTGTTGACGTGGGATCCGTCGTAAAGATAAACTCGTCGTCCCAGTAAAACTCCTGATTGGCGTCCATCCGCAGGAACTCTTTACGATTTAAGCCCTCATATACGGTCTGACCGGATGCGTCGGTTGAAGTGATCTCCGTATCCTGATCCGCATAGGCAAGCCAAAACTTAAACATCAGCTCATACAGCTTTGCAAAAGCCGTGTTCTTCATCGTTCGTTTTGACTCTAACCGGCCGGCAGACTGATTGATCGAATACTGCTTTGCGGTACCGCTTGTTGCGGATGCGTCATATTTACCCTGGAAGCTGTCCGAAATACCAGAAGTGGACTTCGCCCAGTTATAGTTCTGCTCCAGGTAGTTTAAGTCATTGGATACATTCGGCTGGACATTGATCACATTGACCAGCTGCGCCTCCTGCGCATTATCCACACGGATGATCTTTAACTCCTTGTCATTGGTCTCGATCTTCTTACCATTCGGCAAGGTGACATAAGAACCGCCCTTAAGCAGTTTCTCGTTGATCTTATCGCCCAGCTTCTTGATCGTATCCTGCTGGTCCATAAGCACTTCAGAATCACTCTTGCCAAGGAATTTATCCACATCCGATATATTCCGTCTCTGGACCACCGGATACACATTCGGCTTATAATAAGGAATCTTCTTCCTCACCTTCTTCATCATGGGGACCGGCTGACCGTAGGTGTCCATGACCGGGTTCCCGTTCTCGTCAACCTGCGGGACAGGATTTCCTTCCTCGTCAACCTCCGGAACCTCCTCAAAGGGTTCAACATTCCTCTTGATCGACCGGCCATCCTCCCCGGTGATATCCATCTTTACCTCAATGCCTTCGACAATCTCCTCATAGTCTTCCGGCATTTTCTTCGCTTTCTTCCCTCCGCATGACGGACATACGCCATTCTGCATGACGGTTCCACACTTTGCGCAGTGATCAAGCTGTCTCGCCTGATATTCCTCAATATCAAGCAGTTCAAAGGTATCGCACCAGGTATAGCAACCGATTCCGCCCTTCTCGTTCTTATACATAGCGGTCGTGACGGTCACGATGTCCTCATTCTTGTTGCCGAAAATCTCCGGCTGGTCATTTTCTGCCTCGGAAACGTCCACGCCATAGGCTTTTTTGACCGCATTTTTGGTCATGACCTCCTGAATGAAGAAATAATCCATGTCTTCAAGCTCGGTCATACCCGGCTGCGGGATCAATTTCTTCGGATGGATCTCCGTGACCTTCAGATCTCCGATTTCAGAATGCAATCCCTTGTTGGGATCCCACTGAACATAGAAGAAATCTGCCCCCTGAACCGGTGTCACACGCTCCATAAGGTCGTTGATCTTCGCCAGATCAAGCGTAATGATCTTGTTTTCAAGCATATGCTCGATCTTTTTGGCCAGTTCGTCGTCTTCGGCATGAATTGCACGGACTTTCGGCATAGGAATAGCAACATCAACCTGTGATTCGATCAATTCATAGACGATATTCCTGACATTGGCAGATACTTTCGTGGGTGTTTTCCCCGTATTAGGGTTTGCACGCACTGTTCGCTCGCCATTATAGTAGTCTTCATACAATTTCATGGTCTTGCGAGCGTCCGCGTACTTGGTTTTAGCGTCCTCAAGCCTTCTCTGCCACTTTTTTAGTGTCTTATTCTCCGCAGCTTTATTCACCATTCTCTTCAATCTCCGGAACATCAATTCGGTTTACCCCATTTTTCGATCAAAACCTTCTTGTCTTCGTCCGATGCGTTCTCATAATCTTCCCATTGGTCCTCTCGCCACTTATTTCTCTTCTCGTTTAAGGGATTTTCGGCCCCATTGGTCCACCAGATAGAAAAATACCGCAGGGCGTCAACGCTATGCGTGAGTTCGTGCGGCTGTTTGGCATATACATTCGGCTTTTTCTCGTCGTGCTGGATCTTTTTCAAGCACCGTAACAGGTTTGGAGCACTTACCTTCCCATTCCTTCGCAATATCGTCAACCTGGACTTCCCTTCGCCGTGTTTCAGATTCTCTTTCATAGCCAAACACCCGGCGGCAAAGTCATTATTGACCTTCGTTAAGTTCAAGCCCTCTTCATAGAACAAAAGAGCAACCGATTTTCCCGTTTGTGGGCTTCGATTCCATAGATCAGGCGGCGCCAAATACTGAACCGTGTCGTAATCCCTATCAAGGTCCTTTATTAGCTGGGCAGCAGCGCCGACGGTATAATCACTTTCGTATATCTCCTCGACAACCTGCGAGTTGCCATAGCCGTCTCTCTTGATCCAATACCCCGCCAGCATATCCAATCCATAGTCCATGACGAAGTAATCGACCGTATTCCCCTTCAGTTCCTCGTCAGATAAAATATTATCGTCCTTGACCTCCGGGAAGAACGCTCCACCAGGTACCGTCAAGGCTTCCTCAACTGATGCCGGATATTCCGCAGTCATTAGATCCCCTAAATTGGCTTTGGTCTCCTCATACCACTTCTCGTCCCTCGACGGATCCGCCGTCCACGGTATGAAGATCTTATAAAAGCTATTCTCCGATGTGAACAGCTCTTCAAACAGGGATCCTCTCTGTATCGTACTGACACCGACCACCTGACCGCTATTCGCTCTATTGATTACCGGATACGCCGCTTGCCATATCGACCGGTCAAACAACTGGAAGGCCCATTCATCAAATATCAACAGGTCAGCCGTAAACGATCTCGCCGCATTCTCCGATGATGCAAAGCACTGAAATACGCTATCCGGTCCATTCGGATGATGGATCTGAACCGTCAATGCCGTATACTCAAACCATGCACCCGTCCATCCCTGCGGAATACTCCCTTTCTCCGCAACCAGTTCCGGCATATTCCGTAAGATGACCTGCGCACATCGTCTGATCAGTTCCTTCGCTTCAGTCTCTGACTTTGACAATCCGATCACAGACCTTCCCGGTTTCGTTACCATCAACCAGGTCGCATAATGCAAAACAAGCCAGCTGATTCCCAGCTGCCTTGCCTTTAAGATGATCGTCCTTTTATGGTTCTGGATATCACTTAACGCCTTCTTCTGCTCTTCCCACAGTACAAACGGCTGAATGATATCTTCCTTCTCTCGGTCTTCGATATGACCATAGGTCTCGGTGAAGTACACCGGATGATCCGCACAGTATTCAATTTCTCGCTCTCGCAGGTCTTGGATGTTCATATCACACGGGTAAGGATTTGCACCTTACATAGACAAACTTTCAACGTTTTCCCGGGTCCATCCGTGTTGTCCTTATGCCATAAGCGTCTACCTTTTCCGCCACCGTGTTTTTTTTATGATATGCGGGTTAGGATTTGCACCTCACATGACCTCCGCGCTTGCAGACAGCCTTCATCGGTCGATTGTGCGTCTACCTTTTCCGCCACCGCATTCATACACATGAGCGATATTCTCGCCGTCGCTCGCGGCACCCCGAAATTCAAAATAAAAAAAATTTTCCGGAGCGGATATATAGTATCTTATATGAGAACTCTGTACCGATCCAAGGTGTAGGGGTAGACCCCCCGGGGGTACCCTGCCGGTGCCTTCAATAAAAAAAATAAATAAATATATATAATATAATATATATATCTACCCATACCCCCCTCCCCCCTCCCCCTCTGGGTGAGAGTAGGCTTCAGGTCTTCAGGTCCTCCGGATCTGCTGCCGGTGTTCTTCCTATGGACGCCGCAGATATTATGTAACTATTCGTAAAATGATTATTTAGTGAATAGTTAAAGATCACTGCGAAAACCACGCTACCCCTTGCCGCTATTGGCTTTGCTATACTTTATACGCTATATCGTTATCACTATATCGTGTATAACCCCCGGAAGAATTGATACCCCGTTATCGTTATACCGTTAAGATATTAAATAACGTCAAGGTTTTTGTGCTCTTCCGACCTGCTGCCGGTCATGTCCTTTACTGATCATCAAGCCGCCGCTGAAGCTTCTCCATCAGTGCCCTATCTGCTGCCGTCATCAGGTCCGCGGTGATCTCCTGCTTGCTTACTGGCATTTCTCCGGCCGTGTCTCGCATCGTTGCAAACGCTTTGACATTCCCCTTAGTGGCTTGTAAAAGCAGGGCCAGCGTTGCCGCGTCCTGAAGCGTTGCACCTTCTGGCAGGTTGTACGCTTGTCTGATCTCTTCCGGTGCTTTTCTCCGCAGCATAACGTCGATCGTTTCAGCAAGGGTCCGTCGTTGCGCGTGCATAGCGTTTAACGCTTCCGCACCTTTGCGTTGAACCTCTTTATCACCTTCAGGATCTGCGCCTAATATCTTAAGCTTTCCCTTGTTTTGTACTCTATGGGTTCCGCTTTCATTCTTCGTGCCGTTGGGAAGTAGTCTGTAATTCTCTTCGAATATGTCATCAGGAATTATCTTGTTTCCTTTTTCGTCTTCGGGGTATTCAGACAGATCAAGCTTTATTTCTTCTGCCGGTTTCGGTCCTTCCGTCTTGAAGCCGTTAAAAGCTTTTGCCTTCTTCCCGGTCTTCTTTTCTTCGATCTGGTCCGCAGGTTTGCCGGATCTCTTCGCGCTGGTCTTCTCTTCTGTTTTCGGTTTGATTGCTCTCTTCATGTCGTTTACCCCGTGTTGATCATCGGGCCTGCTGCCGTCATGATCTCCGGTCTATTTCTTTTTCTTCTTTTCGTCTTCTTTGATCTTCAGGCCGGGAAGCTTGCCGGTGCTCTTCGGTCCGGTCGTCTTCTTTTCTTTCACTTCCGCGCTTGTTGCTGGCTCTTCTTTTTTCCCGTGGGTCAGTTCGTATTCTTCCCGCGTGGGCCGGCCTGGTCTCTTCTTGAATCTCTTTGCTTCCTCTTCGGCCTGTTCCCTGGCTTCCCGCTTTTCCTTTTTCGCTTCCGCTTTTTCCGGATCCTTCCGGGCGAGCCGCTGCTCTTTCTCTACTGCTTCCGCGTGTTCTGCCTGCCGCCTTTCCTCTTTTTGGATCGGAGACAGCCGCGGCCGGCTGATTAAGGTTGTGTCACGTGATTCCTTCGCGGCTTCTTTTGCGAGTTTCTCTCGCGCTCTCGCTTCTGCTCTGTGAAATCTGCTCATATTTTCCCCTTTCTTTTTATGTGATCCGCGGCGCTGCACTTCGGGCCGGTCTCTTGTTTTCCGTATGCGTAAATATACGCGCGCTATTTGCTGCCTGGATCACTCCGGCAGCCGGTGAAAACTGCCGGGATGATAGGAAGAAAGAAAATGAGAAAGGTATTGATCACGCGTATTTTCCGCGCCTCGCCGCGTCTTTATCGCGTCAGGTCGCGTATTCATGCGGGTTTCACGCGTCTCTTGCATATTTTATCGCGCGCATTTTCCGCGCGTGCTATCGCGTCAAACCCAATAAAATAGCGGGTTCCGCGCGTCTCGCGCTCCCCGCTTTCCAGTCTTCCACCATATCATTATAAACCGGCAACACGTCCCCTATTGGCGGCACTTTTACACGTTTTCTGATCATCCGCGCGTAACCGCGTAAAAATCCCCGCGTCAATCCCCCGCAAAAAAATTTCTTTCCGCGTCGTTGCTGGGTTTGCGGGGATTTTGAAAATTTCCTGTTGACTTCTGCCGGTGTACCGGTGTACACTTACACCATCAGCAAACGAACCACCGCAAACGCGGATAGAAAACAGGAGGAAAAAACCATGACAAACGCACAGATCATCGAAAGCAACAAGCAGACACTCGCACAGGCTGGAATTCTTAAGTACACGGGCCGCACATTTAAGGCAATCAACGCAGCCGGCGAAGAAATCGAAGTAAACGAAGTCGAAGAGATCCACACCTTCGCAGCATGGAAAAACCTCGGATATTCCGTCAAAAAAGGCGAGCACGCAGTCGCAAAGTTCACAATCTGGAAGTGCACAAAGAAGGCCGAAAGCCTGACCGCAAAGAATCCGGTCGGCGAAGACGTAACAATCACACAGGACACCAAAAATATGTTTATGAAAACCGCGCATTGGTTCACAGCCGCGCAGGTTGAGCCGCTGAAGGATAAGAAAACAGCATAACAAACAAAGACAGCCGCCCCCGCCCGGCTAAAGGCGGGGAGGAAGGACAGACAATGAAAATCTTATTCGCAGCGGATTTTTACACAGAGTTTGAGCTTTACGAGACGGAGGACCCGGCGGACCTGATCGACCAAGTGACACGCGCATATTTTGACGGCGGAGACATCGACACCAACAAGCACCGCGTCATAGGCTTCCAGGAAACAATGACAGCGGACGAAGCAAGGGAACAGGCTGACAGGATGTTTTTTGCAAGTGATGAAGCGTTCGAAGAATGTCAAAAGTATATATAATCAACAGCCCAAAAGGCAGAAAGGACGGACAAAATGAGAAAATTTGAGGTTGGCAGTGTGTATTTCGTAGGGTTCGCAGGGGATCATAACCTTTTCGTGCAATTCCTGGTAACAAAGAGAACAAAAAAGACCATCACGATCGAAGAGGTTGACGGAAAGACCCGCCCGATATGGAGCGCAACAGCCCGGACCTGTCGGATCATCCCAGAATTGACAGCCCGGAACGACTCCGAAACAGTTTTCCCGCTTGGCCGCTATTCTATGGCCCCTGTCATGAGAGCATAAAACAGATAAACCACCATAAACCGCCCCGGAGGAACGAAGGCAGAAAGGACAAAGAAATGACAGACAAGAACAACCGCGAAATGAGAACCGGCGACATCGCGAAGATCGAAAACGCGTATTTCAAGAATGACAACGGCTTATATTTCATCGAGCACACGCCCGGCGACCGGAGCTGGTGCGGCAGTGATTACAGTCTTCGCAAGATCTGCAAAAACGGACGGATTAGCAGTGCTAAATATTCAATCACTTTTTGGCCGCTGTCCGCAGTAACCAACGACCGCGAGAAGAATGCCGCAGCACGTGAGCACAACAAGAACAACGCCACAATCGAAATCATTTACACCGTGGACCGGTCCCAGGTGATCGAACACTTTGAGAGCAAAGCAACCGCAGCAGCGGAAACCGCAGAAAACTATAAATGGCACTTTGGCGAAGGCAGCGAAGTCACACAGAAACAGCGCTCCCTTGCTGTATTTTATCAGAGTATCGCGGACCGGATGAAAGACGAAGACAGGACCCCGGCGCAAGAGATCCACGAAGAGACAGCCGAAGAAGTACACGAAGAGACCACCGAAGAGATCACAACGCAGGAAGCACCAGAAGCCCCCACAATGAACGAAGCAACCGCGGAAGTAAAATCCTACAGCATCGATGAAAAGACAGCAGAGCGCGCCTGGTATGCCGTTCACATGGGCGACTACAAGCCCGGCAGCGCATCGGCAGAGTATGCCGCCAGCGTGGAAGAGGTCAAGAAGCTCGCAGAGGCCCAAAAGCAGAAGGTTTCCGCCTTCTATCATGACAAGATTGACGCCCTTTGTGACAAGTACGCGCGCCGCCTGGCGAAGTGGTACGACGATTACAACCGGAATGAGGCAAGCTGTCCCTCCTGGTTTATCGCAGGCCCGGCCAACTATCCCGTCCGGAAGCATGAACGGAAAATGAACAGAGAGCGGACACTGTGGGCCGAGTATGACGAAATCAAAGCAATCAAGGACCGGATCAAGGCAGTCGGAACCGGATCGATTGACCTGGCAGATCCTAACGCGCACGAGATGCTGACGGAAAGGATCGAAGCACTGAAGGCAGAACAGGAACGAAGCAAGGCCATCAACGCATACTGGCGGAAAAATAAGACGCTCGCAGGCTTCCCCGGCATGGATCCCGACAAGGCCGAAAGAATGACCGCAGAGATTAACGACACCTTGACCCGCTGCCCCTGGATATCACAGCCGGTTCCCGCTTTTGAATTAACCAGCCTGCGCGACAAGATCAAGCGCACGGAGGAGAGGCTCGCGGAACTTGACCGGCGGCAGGAAGCGCCGAAGGAAGACGAACAGCACGACGGATTCCAGATTGTCCATAACACGGAATTGGACCGGCTTCAAATACTCTTTGACGAGATCCCAAGCGCAGAGATCCGCGCAGCCCTGAAAGGGAATGGCTTCAGATGGTCCCCGCGTAATAAGGCATGGCAGCGCCAGCTCACCGACAACGCAGAACGCGCCGCCAGGATCGCTTTGAACCTCACATGATAAACCACTGTAAACCATATAAACCGCGGTAAACCATATAAACCACCGTAAACCTCATAAACCGCGGTAAACCTCATAAACGCCGCGCCAGTCCGGCAAAAGGCTGGCATTGACCACCAGACGCAGTTATGGCACAATGAGCGAAGGAGGGAAGGAACATGGCAACGAAGGAAGCACGCGCAAGGGCAAACGCCAAGTATGACGCAGCCAACACAACGCAGATCAAATTCAAGTTTAACAACAAGACGGATGCCGACATCCTGCGACACCTTGAAACAATGGACAATAAACAGGGATATATAAAAGCCCTGATCCGTGCGGACATGGAAAAGCGCCCCCAGTAAGGGACGCTTTTTCTTTACCGGATCCGCTGCGCTACGTGGTAGTAAAAGGCCCGGCGGGATTCGTAAAACATATCCTTGCCGCAAGGGATCCCCTTCGCTGCCAACTGATCAAACGGGATCCCATTCGTTACGCCGTAAAGGATCCACATCCGCAACACGTTATTCTTTACCGCTTCCCGCGCCGCGTCTTCGACCAGTTCCACCTTTTGCGATAGCTCCGCCTTCCGGATCCCTGCCGCTTCCGTCGGATCGAAATTGCCTGAAGTCTGGACCTGCACCCGGTCGTATCGTATCGCCTGCCCCGTGTCGTATTCCTTAAGTTCCTGCACCCAGTCCGGATATAACCGCACCCAATGCACCGCGGCATCATATAGCCTTTTCTCGACATAGTATTTGCTTTTCTTTGTTGGCCTTCTGTACCTGCTCACTCGTCTTCCTCCGTCTCCATCTGCATTTGTGCGTAATTGTAACCGTCCGAAAACCCTGATTTATAAGCTTTGTCTATGAGATCCGCCACGATATCCACGGCCTTTTCCCGCACTGCTCCGGTAATTACTGCCACACTGTCAAAATCTGCCGGGAATGGTAACACCTGCGCCATCATTGCCCACCTTTCCACCCCTGAAGCCTTGCAAGCGCTCCGGGATCCTCAAAGATAACAGCTTTTGCCTGTCCCCTGTCAGGATTCACAAGGGACCCGCCCAAAATATCGTCAATGTGCTCCACCAGGCACGGCTTGAAATTGAATATAGGGACATCCTGCGTCTTTATATACTCCCGGAATAGATAATCTATACCGGCGCCGCTGTTGATCGTCCTCTTGAATCTGCTTTTTACCTGATCCAGCCACCGTAAAAAGCTCTTGATCACTTCGCACGGGATCCGGATGCACGGGAAGGAATAAAAGATCTCTGAAGGATCCTGAACATATCCAAAATCCCGCAGGCCGTAATATAAACCGGCGCCAAAGCCGCAGACGATACCGGGGAAATGGGAAAGCCCCTGCGCATACTTGAAAAAACGTCCATCCGGAAGCACATCATCTTCCAGGTGCCACCAGTCACCGGTATCCGGTAACGCCGCATAGGATCCCAAATATGCCTGAAGGTTGCCGCGTCCATGATCTACCCACAAAACAATTTTGTCCTTGTCCCATCCCTGCCGGATCAGCTCCGGAATCAGGAACCCGCGGACATATTCTTCCCTCTGTTCGCACGCATGGATTAAAATATTCATAGGCACCCCCTAAATGATCGTGACCGGCTTCCCGGTCTCACGGAAGGCATAAACCACGCTTGAAGGATCCCCAAAATATTCGTCTGCTGCCTGGATTGCCCTGTCCAAATCCCAGCTATCGTCATAGATCCAGTCAGACTCCCGGAAGCGGTTTATGATATTTATATAGTGCAATGCCAAACGGGGATATAATGCCCGGAGTGTATCAAGGAATAGCGGATGTGGCCGCCATAGAATACAAACAGATCCACCGGCATACATCCGCAGGCAATGAGATATTTTCTTGATCTCCCCGTCCGGATTCTGCATCAGGGATCCCAAGGAATTGTTAAACAGGATCACCCTTCTTCCTTTCATCTTCTCCCGCCATTCGTCCGGTATCCTCTTTTCCTGCACCGGCGGCCGCTCCTTTACTACCAGCCGCACCGGATCCACGAACCGGCGGAAGCTGTCCGCTTGTTCTTCTGACCAGCAGATTATTTTATCCGCGTTGAACACTCCCGGCGCCATGATAGCGCTCTCTATGTCTCCATCTGCCAACGTGTAGTAAGGGACATAGACAAGCTCCCTGGCGCACGCCTTCAACCTGTCGGAAAAATACACAGGATCAATAGACGTGATACGATTGTCACCGTCATACGGATTATGGATATAGATCCGGTCCGGTTTCTCTGCCTTGAGATCAATATCCTCATGGTTCACCAGGTTGATTCCCGCAGGCATTAAAAAGCTGTCGTCTTTCTGGTATGCAAGGTTCCCGGCGCTGTCCTTCACCCAGTATGGCAGCATCATCACTTTTACATCATCACCGGCCTTTACGTGCTCCATGTATAGCGGTTCTAATGATCGCCACATTGCGGCGCAGTACGGGCAAAATATAACCTTCATACTCTCACCCCCTCGCAATCCTGAAAGCTCTCGGAACACTGAACCGGTCCGGAAGATCCGTTTCAAGCCTCCCCTGCTCAAATAGCCGTTTCATGTGGTAGTGCACAGAAGACACGCCACGCAGACCAACTCCATCACCAATTTCCCTCAAAGATGGCGCATAACCGTGGATCCTGATATATTCCTCGATAAACTCCATCATATTTGCTTCCATCAATTCACTATACCTGTTGCACCTGCTTAAATAATCAACTCTGTTCATCCTGTTCACCCTGCATTTCGCATAAAAAAGCCAGGTTACACAACAAATGTGATAAGTGCGGCAGGCCGCTTTCATCATCCACCCCGTTTGGATCGTCCAAACACCGCATAAAATGCCTATATGCTGCATCCCAGTATCTTTGCGGCTCGACCTTTCTCCAGTTCTCCGGATCATGGTATTTTAGTGTCCCAAACTCCCGGACCTTTGCCACTTCCCAGATCATCCGACGCGGTACCAGTGACAACCTCGGCTTCCCTGCGTCAGCTTTTGCAACTTGATTGTTCATTTCTTTCCCCTCCAGATAAACACTATGCAAATCAAAATCAGCACTCCCAGCGTACACAACACGTAGTAACCGCCCTCAACTGTAAAACACACGCCCATCACTCCTCACTTTCCTGTGACTCACTTCTGCCTTATCAACTATCTCAACACCATATCCTTTATGCGTCGTACTCCATACCAACTCGTCATCCGTTTCAAGCAAAGTCATAACTGCTTTTGCTACTTTTACTTTAACTGGATAAATCTTTACTTCTTCGCCGTCATCAACATATATAGTCATTACTTATCCTCGCTCTCCCTCGCAAGTATTGCCGCTATTTCTTCTCTGCTTATTTCCTCGCTTTCCTGTTTGTGTTTACAAGTGTCGCAACTATCCTGTGGATCAACCATCTTCGTGCCGCAATGCGGACAACAATCAAAGCGTTCCGTTTCGTTGTCAATGACGCTAAACATTGATAAGCACTCGGAACACGCAATATCATCCACGAAATACGGCGTGTCCTCATTCACTCCGCCGCCGTACTCATTAACCGCCTTGTAATATTCTTCTGCGGTTTCTATCCAATGCCCCGTTTTTGGCTTTTCACCGAACCCGTAACCCAGTTGCTTTAACTGATCAATAGCCACATCACGCTCCCACATGACTTGTTCAAATACTCCAAGGCTGACAACATCCTTACACGGCTCTTGCTTCGGTGTGACGGATGGCAACGCCTCGATTCTTTCCACAGCCGCTTCTAATGCCTTATTTTCTTTGTCAAATAAATGTTCTATCTCTCCCGTTGGATGTATCTTTGTGATAAAAGACTGACCAAACCTTATCTCCTCTATTGCCGCCTGTCTGCTGATACAATCTCCGCAAGGCTGTGTTTCTGTCTTTCCTAATTCATAAGCCTTTTGTATTTCAGCCTGTTCCAGTTCCTGCATCTTTTGAATTTCTGCTTCGGTGTACTGTGGTGTGACTGGTGGCAATCGTCTCAACTCATCCACGGCATCATCCCTCACGATCCACCCGGTTTTTACTTCGTATGCAAAATCATGTATGGATAATCTGTTGATTGCATCTATTGCCGCCTGTCTGCTGATACAATCCTCACTTGCAACTAACTTGCTTGCAATTGTCTTGTTGCAAGTTTTTGTTGCAAATTCTGTTTCAAGTGCTTTAACCGCCCTATCGAGCAACTCACGCTCTCCGTCCTTATCCGGTTTTGATACATCCCAGTTACCCATCTGATTCGTCCTCCTCATCCGGTTCAAAACTGTCGCAAGTAGGACATTCTCCGGGGCCCATGATGATGATTGATTCCCTTGTGCATCTTTCGCCACCATCCCAATACTTGCAATCGTAGTTATCGCAATATACTTTTGGATTCTTCTCTTTACTCATGCCTTACCCTCCAAAATCCGCACCCTTGCCGCCAGTACATCAATACGGATAGCCGCCGCCCTTGTCAACGCCGCAATCTCGCCATCTCTGTGTCTTGCATAATCCAACAGATACCGTGCCAGATCATTGTCGCTCATTCTCTCCATGTACTCCTGTTGCCTTGTCATTTCCTCGCTCATGCCTGTTCCTCGCTTTCCTGCATATCCGATCCGCAGTTAATCACGAATCAAACCCATTGCCTTTAACAGTTGTTCCTGGCCTTCCCGGAATCCATCTTCATATCCAATTTCATAAAATCTCTTATCTTCTTCGCTTGCGATGTTCTTTCTGTCTCCTTTACCAATACGGAAATCTACCTTTTCACCTCTTAAGATGTTCTCAATTATTTTTCTCATAACAGTGCCCTCCTTTCTTGTTATGAGAAAAGCGTATCATCACCGTTTGGTGTTCGAGTAGTTCTTACTCTGGGATCTCCGTTCTATCTGTGAAACGGCTTTTGTTCCAGTTTTGATTCATTCCTGTTCCCCCTTTTCTCTTGCTCATGCCTCGCTTTCCTCGTACCTCTGCCAGTTCATGACAACCACATTACCGTTTTCCGGGATGGCGCCTTCCTTTACAAGACTTTCCTTGATTAGCTTTTCGATTTCCTTGATAACTTCCCCGCAATCGATAGGGCGATCAACCACCATGTTGATGTTTCCAATGCCTGTGACGGTATGATCGCCATATTTCGTCTGTGTGTGGAATGTGACAAATACGTTTTTGTTCATGGTGTTGTCTTCTCCCCCTGCAACTCGCAATCCTCGTCTCCATACTGAAGCACCTGATCACACGGCAACCCTGATTTGTCACACGCGGGAATTGTCATGTCGTCCTTGTCCGTTATTGCTATGACATGATCACATAACCACATATCCGTTTCTGTGATACGATTCATAACCCCTCCTTGTAACCTCTTTCGTTAAGCCACTTATAAGCCTGGTCCTTTACGCTCTTCCGGATACTCCGGATCTCCATAGCCATCTTATACATGGCAATCTCTGCAACCCTCTTGTCCTTTGGGAATGGCTGATCATATATGCCGCGCGCCTCCCACTTCTCGTAAAACTTCCTGAAGGTGTCAATATCAAGGCTGGATACCGCTGCATCCCTCTCCTTTATCCATGCTTTCATTTCTGCCGGTGTTATCTTGATCATTCCTCGTCCTCCTTCACCGGATCAACTTTCATATGGAAAATATACGTCCCGTCTTCCATGATCCTTTCCGCTTCGTGCTCCCTGATATACTCCTCTTCCTGCTCGTCCTCTTCCGGAGTAACACACTTCCAATACTGTTCATCCTTGACATCCTTCCAGGTGTTCAGGTGGATCGGCCTTTCGTTGTCCTCTTTGAAATACGCATTTGACGCATCGGCGTCCCACGTTGTCCAATTTCCTTTATCGTTCCCGTTATGCCCGTCATACCAGATTGTCATGGATAAATATTTCCCTTCACGATTGTATTCGTGATACAGATTTCTGATTGCCACCAGGTGTTCCGCTATCTTTCTTTCAACTTCTTTTCTATCCATTCCGTACCTCCTCCGCATTAAATTAGATCAATATACTGCACACTTACTTTGCCGTCTCCGGTATCAACCCGGACAAAATTTGTGTATATCTCTTTCACCTTTCCATGTGTCATTTCGTGATCCTGATAAAATAAAACCTCGTCGTCAATCTTGATCGTCTCCTTCAGCTTCCGGATCCGGTTCCCGATCTCAATACCGGCTTCCACGGCCTCCGATGCTCTACTTTGTCTCTGATATCCGACTCCCGCTATTGCTCGATACGCTACGTCGTAACCGATCCCCATCTTTTGTGCGACATCCGCTATTGTCATGCCGCCCTGCTTGAACATATTGATTGCCTTTTTCCGCAGCCTGTCCAACTCATCACGGGATCTTAACATCCGTTTGCTTTGGAAAATCTCGTCTCCCCGCTCGCGATACCTGGAAATGGCATTATAGACATACTGCACATTGGTACCGGTCTTCGCAGCGATCTCCTTGCCCCTTAATCCCTGCTCACGCAGCCGGATCACTTCTCTGTAATATTCCCCGCACGTCCACTCTTTCATTTCAGATCGTCCCTGAACCTGTCCAGAAGGCTTGTCACATAGTCCTCGGACGCGCGGTTCATAAAATCCTCGGTGCACGCTTTATCTTCGATCTGTGCGACCGGTGCGGCCCCTATCTGCGGCCTCATGTTTGCCGGCAGTACTTCCATCCTGGCACGCTGCTCAACGACTGCCCTATAAGCACGCTTGAAATTGCTTTCCGCCACGGATATGCTGTCAATGTCCATCACGGCCCATTGTCTCAACTGACCGGCACCACCTAAAGCCCTGCGGACATCCTCCGGCAGTTTGTTATATTCCTTCTCTGCTCCGTAATATCCGTTCTGCAATGCCTGATAGACAAGCTCCCATGCTTTACCTTCGCCCATGATCTCTGCCGGCCTATGGCCTGCGACATTGGCCCGGATCTGCCCGATCGTCGGAGGGAATCCCTTTGTGTCGGTAAGCGCAAACTCCTTGATTGCTTGACTGACCTGCTCGTATGTCAGATCTGATAACATTTCTGTCCACATATCCACGGTTGCGGTTTTCAATCCATCGTCAACCCGGAATGTCTTGTAAAGGACCTGGATCCCCATAAGGATCTTCTGTGTTTCTTCTCTCGTCACTGTGTACCTCCTCACGCACTCGCCCACGCATCAAGCTCGCTTCTCTGCTGCGGGTAGTTCCTGGTCGTCTGTTTCAGTTTGTCCCAGATGATCCCACGCCATCCATTCGCCATACATTCGTTAATAAGATTGATAACGGCAGTGCTTCCGTTCTCCTGCTCATGTCTTCCAACTTCTGTAATCAGGGATCTCAATCCGGTTTCTTTGTATCCTTCTCTTCTTTCTTTCTTGTATGCCAGCCATTCCATCAGCTTTTCTTTCACGGGATCCGATAAACTGCTTTCCCCCACAAGCGCCGCTTGCGTGCGCTGGGGTTTTTCTATATCCTTATCCTTATCCTTATCCTTATCCTTATCCTTATCCTTATCAGCTAGATTTGCTAACTCTTGGTAGCTTTTGCTAGCATTTGCTAGCCTTTGCTTTGCTTTGCTAGCCTTTGCTTTGCCGCCCTCGCGTCCACTCTCCGCGCGGATTTCGCAGGTTTTCAGGTATTTTTGTTCATCCTTTTCCAGCTGCTCCGTGATCATTGCATACGGTGCTAATACCATCGGATCGTCAGGGATATATGTCCTATCTGTACGGTATTTACAGATTGCCAGAATAAGGTTTGCGGCGCTGTCATGCGGCAAGGTTGTAAAAAGTGGGATCCAGCTGTCATACATGACCCATGATTTTTTCTCTGCCATCTTTTCCCCTCACCATTCAAACCTCATTTGTCCTGGTACCTGCTGCCGGTCATAATCCGGATTGACTTCCTGCATTGCGTGCCGGAGAAGCTTCAGCTTGTGACTCTGTGACGTAAATCGCTTTCGCTCCAGCGCTATATATGCTTCGATATAAGGATCATCTGCTGCGCTCTCCCGCTGGAAGTATCCGCCATCTGCCGAGACGATCAGGACACCACGTTCACCGGCATCTGCTATCTGGCTCCGGATCTCCCTGTCAGTGATATGTAAGATTTCATGGAGATAGGCCCTTGATACTCTGTTGGGATATCCTGCCGGGATATATTCCTCTATCATTGCTCGTCCCTCCATTGCTGATACATACAATAGACTTTGATCCAGTCGGTGAAGAGCATATGCACAAGCCCGTCTCCCGGTGCATCAGTCTCAAACGGTGCCGGGCATCCGGTATACATCCCCACAAGATCGTCCAGGTGCATCGTTACCATCCACGGCTTTCGGCTGGTCTTCCTGATCACGACCGGGACAACCCCTTCATTCGTCCTTGCCATATATGCGTCACTGTCACGGTCCGCCTGTGCCATTGCTGCGGGAATATCAAGTTTTTCGTCCCACTTTGCCTCGATCCATATGTACGGGACACCGACAACATCCGCATGACCTGATAAGCCGTCGTGCTGCGCCCCTCTTTCTGCGTCATATCCCCATTCCTGAAACATATGTGCAACGGCAAGTTCGCCGCGTACTCCTTTTGCTCTGCTATTGAGTGCCATTGGCTCTCCTTTCTCCCCGGTCGCCTGGGATCAACCGGGGCAACCCTGATTAGCTGTTACGAATCCTTAAGAGGTAAGATGCTCGTGAGACATTCACCAAAAGGAATCATGGCTGTTTGTGATAGATCAACTGCTCCGGATCCCAGTCCGGATAGTGCGATCTCAAATACTGCTCGGCAACCCGCTTCATCAGTTCCCTTGCTTGCGAATTGTCCAAACGATCATGACACGGCCGGCAGACTGTCAGGATATTCTGTTCGGTTCCAAGTCCGCCCTGCGCGCGTCCTATGTAATGGCCTTCACCGCGTCCGGGCCTGTGGCAAAAGATACACAACCCGCCGTCACGCTCTTCAACTCTCTGTCTGACTTCCGGTGTTATCGCACACGCTATTGTTCTTTTGTGCATTCTTCTTCTCCCACAATGCCGCCATCTGTGCTAACTGATTCGGTGTAGCTGTTTCTATACCCTGCTGCCTGCATTCCTGAATAGTTCCGTCTATCAGCCTGGCCATTTCCGCAGTGTTATAGGTATGGCTTCCGCGATACAACCGATAGAAATAGATCTTGTGACCGTTTTCTTCTGTAACCTTTACGCACTTTGTATGGACCGTTTCCAGCTCCATCATTTTGTCTTCCGGTGCATTGGTCTTATAGATAACAGGATCCCCTTCGATGTATTCAATCTGACCATAATCAGCGATCAGATGATTCTTGCACCGTGCCATTGATATTCCGAGAGACTGGCGGAGCTTGTCGCAAAGGACATGAAAATATGAATTGCTATCCAAACTCCGTTTCTCCTTGTGCTCGTCTAGGTCCCATATCTTCTTCCGGTCTTCCTGCGCGTAAAGGAATGCTATTATCTGATCTCCTGTGCCGGTCATTCTACGTCAGGCCTCTTCCTTAATTTCTCCACTGCTTCAAGGTACTGTTCGCCGGTTAAAGTCTCGATTCCTTTAGGAAAGGCCTGTGCTGGATTAAGTCCCTTCTGCTGGCAAAGATTGGCAAGAACGATCTGTTCCTTTTTTGTGATCTTTTCTTCCTTCGCCTGCTCTGTCTTAATCTCTCCATCGTCCGGCAGATCTTCACCTGCGTATATGTAAAGCCCTAATCCATGACGGGCGACCGCTTTGGTAAGTGACCGCTGGATTGTCTTATTGACTGCCGTGCTGGTGATCTTATCCAACGGGACCGACTGATTCTTATAATCCATGACCGGCAGATATTCGATGTGCTCGATACCGTTCACCGTAACGCCTGTCTTTACCCATGCCGTCTTCCCATCGTTATGGTAGAAAAGCCCTTCGGCGTTTTCGTAGATCGTATAGAATGCGTCCGGATGGCGCTTCTTTAATTCTCCCCAGGCCCACGCCCACGATAAATACGTCAGGCCGCCCTTCTTCTCTGTCTTGTCATTCACATTGACTTTGTTAAGCTCTATGAAATAGTTTGTCTGATTCTCTTCCATCTTATTGACCTCATTCATTTCCATGTCTCCCTTACCTCGATTTCGTCTATGGGTGTTTCATCACGCAGCCGGTCAATTCTTTCATCCCAATCTTCCATGTCTTCATCATGGAAATACCGCTCTGCGTCATATTCCGGATCATCGGTCCAATACATTTGCATTTTTTCGCAACCTCCTTTATAATGCGTTTATGGTGGTTCGTCAGAACGTACCTTGGCCGTCAGTGTCGCAAGCGCTGGCGGCTCCCGCATTTATTGGTAGTCTTCATAACTCCCGGCAACTCCCATATATCTTCCCGGCTTCCGTGTTGCTTCCTGGATCGTTTCCGGTTCCGATACAGCAGCTTCCGCTTCCTCTTTTTTCTTTCGGAGTTCCCGCAGTGACATCTGCGCGATAGTGCGAAGTGTGGTCTTGATATGCCGTAACACTTCATCGTGGTCTTCCAGACCTTCCTTCTCGACAATCTCATTGTTCGGCATGGTGACAAGATCGTTGACCTGATCCCATCTGATAATGTGCTCGTCTACGTCAATCATCACTTTGTTCATCCTTGGATACCTCCCGCAATAATTTGATAACTCCTACTGTTACAAGTACAACTCCGGCAACAAGTGCCGTCTCCGGCCAGTCAAGCCTTACATTGCTTTCCGCTGCATAGATCCCCAACAACACGCCTGTCATGGTCAGGAATCCTGCAAACATAAGATCAGATGTTACTAATTTCATCGTCCTCCTCCGTCGCTTCAAACTCCACGCCCAGTTCCTTCAGGATGTTATACAAAGCCATCTGTGCATAACCGGCCTTGTATGCGTAATCGTGTCCGCCCATGTCTGACTCGCTTCTTGGATTGACACATTCCATGTAAGCGTTAAGCGCGATCTGCTTCACCGCTTCGATGCTTGCCACTGTGTACGATGCTCCCATTGTTTCACCCCCTTAAGATCAGATTTCCTACTTCTTCAGCTGTCATTCCGCACGCTTCGCCAATATCATCTAATTGGTATCCTCGTGCTCTCCTGGGATCTTCAACGATCCTGTCAAGTGTTCTGCACGCTATGCCGGTCAGCTTTGCCAGTTCTCGGTTTGACCGGATCCCAGCGCGGGTCATATAAGTTGTCAGTGTTGGTTTGTTCATGTCGTTCCTTTGCGCCGGTTTCTTTTATGAAACCTTATTGGCAACAAAAAAAGCGTCCGCGCTGATACCATACTGCAAACAGATCTTTCTCACTTCTTCAGCAGAGAAGTCCGGACCTGTTCCGTTGATACGCTGCGAAACGCCAAATCTGCTTTTACCAATAATCTTGCCGATGTCTTCGTTGGTAATACCATTCTCGGTCATCCAGCACTTAAACTTGGTATAAGCGGGGTGTTTGGTTTCTGCCATCTTCATTCTCCTTTCTATATTTTGTGGGTTTCTTTCGAGAAACCACTATGAGAATATCACGGTGAGGTTTCTTTGTCAACAACTTTTATAATCTTTTTCGTATTTTTTGTTGCATTTTGTGAAACGTGCATAATATAATAAATAAGGAGGTAAAACGCCATGACAAAATTCCAGGAAAGGCTACACAATCTTCGTATAGAGCATGGATATTCGCTTGAATCATTAGCGAATGAATTAAACAATCGGTTTAACGCATCGTTCAATAAAGGTATGTTAAGTAAATACGAATCAGGTAAGACCGTCCCTGATTTCAAGAACGTGCCTTGCATTGCGGAGTTTTTCGGCGTGTCCGTTGATTATCTAATAGGGATATCAGATAATCCTAATCTTGTCCCGGTATTGGATCCGCCAGAACAGCAACTCATTCCGCAGCTTAAAAAGCAATACTCCCCTGCGGAGATAGAAAAAGCTATGATGCTTTACGAGAGATATAAGGATTCGATTCCGGAGATTCAGAATGCGGTTGAGGGTCTCCTAAAATCTCATCAATCTGATTCTTGATCTTCTCGGTGAGCTGAAGCCACAACAGGACAAATTCAAGTTTCGACATAATGTACCTCCTATCTTTTGGGAAATTGTAACAACTTTTTGGAAATTGTAACAAGAGACATACCGTTTGAGAAGTTCCAAATACCGTACACTGTTTCACGCATAGAAAGGACATCGAACACATGATAAACACCCGTGACATCATCATGAAACTGAAGGAAGTACGCGAGGAAAAGGGGCTGTCATATAGCAATATCCTTGACCTGATGGAAAAGAACGGCGACTATCTGTCAAAATCAACGCTTTCCCGCGTGTTCGCAGATGGTTCGGAAGACGTTTCATTCAAGTACGACGAGACGATCAGGCCGATAGCAAAGGCATTACTGGACATAGAGACGATCGAAGACGACGACAACATGGATGTGCAGGCCATGAAGTCACTGCTGAAGTATAAGATCCAGCGCATAGAAGAGCTTGAAAAACAGGTGAAAAGCCTTGAGTCCTCCATAGACAAAGAGAAAATAAAATCACATGAGAAGATGGAGAAGGAACGCGCCGCATTTGCAAGAAGTATTGAGTTCCTGAAGGAACAGGTAAACTATAAGGACAAACGGATTGACCTGCTGCTGGAAGCAGTACGCGATAAGGATTCACGGTATCAGGAAATACTGAAGCTAATTATCTCCTGCCCTTGCAGGATGTCGCATGAAGCAAAAGTACCAGGTTCCACTTGATGAAAGGAGGACAATATGGAAGATGAAAAAAAGGAATACGATAAATCCGATATCCATTCCTATTTTTTACTCATTATACCGATGATCGTGGCATTACAAGTTACATACGTTGACTATGCCGGAGAGTCAATTCTGGATTTTATGTGGACATATATCTGTGCCTTCATAGTAATTGTACTGATATTCGCCGCATTATATTATTTTCTTTTTGTAATAATCGGTGCTGGGCTAAAAACATTCGGCCAGAAGATATTTTTAATCATAGTTTTTTCTGTGGCTTTACTTGTCGCGCTTCTTTTGGGGTTTTCTGCTATTGAAAGACCATATCATAGTTTGGCGTATAGATCCGGATACGAAAAAGGGATGGAAGATTCCGGCGCGGAGGAAGAATAATGGCAACAGCAAGGAAACAACCATCAGGACAATGGAAATGCCGCGTATATTCCCACACAACACCGGATGGGAAAAAGCATTATCGCGCATTCACTGCCGGTACAAAGCAGGAAGCAGAACAGGCAGCCGCAAAATTCTCCGGGACAGCCGACCGGCGTGAGCGTGTTGATCTGACCGTTTCGGAAGCTATCGCGGGATATATCCGCGCGAAAAATGGCGTCTTGTCTCCGTCCACTATTCGCGGTTATCGGATATTGGAGCGTAACAATTATTCAGATATCGGAAGGATCCGGATCCGTAAACTGACAACCGACCGTGTTCAAACATGGGTATCCGATCAGGCTGAAAAGAGTTCACCAAAGACAGTCAAAAACGCATATGGTCTCCTCGTCTCCTCTGTGCGTCTGTACGCGCCTGAAACGATGTGGAGGATAACTTTACCGACCATAATAAAAAAGCGCCGCGTGAGCGTTTCTGATGCGTCTGTGCGCTTATTATATAATGCCGCGACTGGTTGGTTGAAAACGGCCATAGGTCTTGCCGCTTCCGGATCACTTCGCGCCGGGGAAATCTGCTCTCTCACATACGGCGATATACTGGATGGCGGAATCGTGTATATCCATTCCGATATGGTGCGATCTCCTGAAGGTGGATGGACGATAAAGGAAATCCCCAAAACAAAAAATAGTGTCCGCTATGTTGACACCATTCCGTCCGAAGTGTTGGACCTGCTGGGGGATGGGGATCCAGGTGATCGGTGTGTAGGACATACACCCGGAAGACTGGGCGACAATTTCAGGAATCTCTGTAAGCGTTTGGGGATCGAGGGGATCCGCTTCCATGACCTCCGGGGATTTTTTGCGTCAACGGGGGCCGGCATAATGCCGGATGTATATCTTGCTCCACGCGGCGGATGGGACACAGCCGCATCGAACGTCATGAAAGAGCACTATCAGCACGAAAAGGAAATCGAGTCAAAACGATATGCCGAACAGATGCGGCGTAAATTTGAGGATGTGCTAAAAAATGTATGACCTAAAGTATGACCTGACTTTTCCGAATCCCGCGTGTTTACTTGGTAAAAAGGACTGCCGGTGGCGGGACTTGAACCCGCGTATTAAATGGCCCCAAAGCCCATGAATACAGTCTTTAAGGCTTGTTTTTGTGACACTTTAGCGTGCGAAAATACCCCGCATGGTTGACGCATTTGCGCCACTGGTGACGCAGAAGTATGACCTAAAGTATGACCTGAAAAGTGCATGATTTTCCCCATAAATCGCGTCCATGTATTATTGAATTTGACTTTTGTTTGCTGCGTCATGATTTCGATAATCTCAACTTGGAAACAACAACGTCAACAGCAAGGACGATGAAAGCAAAAACAGCAGCCAGCGCCCATCTTTCGGCATTGACCGTAGCTCTTGCCACTTCTGCTTCATGTTCATAGTACGATATGGTTTCAGGTCTTGCGTTATCCACTTCTATATACCTCCGCGAAAATAATAACATAGGCGATAAAAAACAGCAAGCGCCGGGGGATCCCCAACGCCTGCTGCCATTACCGTATCACATATTCTCAATCTTTGTGATAAACTGCCGAAACTCCTGCTTGATCCTGTCATTCCCCAGATCACCCATCATTTCATGAAGGTCCTTGACCAGCTCATGCTTTTTCATCGTGGGATCCTCTTCTCCTTCGGAATCTCCGATCATGGCCATCGTGGTCTTGATGCTCTTCATCGTGTGTGTAAGCACGTCCAGGTATTCGATATCACCCATAGAGATATCCCCGGTTGTATATGCCTTATCACGGGCTTCCTTCAGTTTGTGACCGACCATTCGGCAAAGGTCTTCCAGTACCTCGTACATAGGACCCTCCTTCCTCACGGCGTCGTCGTGGTTGTAGGTCTGGGATAGAGAGACAGGAAATACTGCGTCTGCGCGGTCAGCGCATTCTGCAAGTAGTTGTTCTGCTCGGCCTGCGAAGAATTAAACTCCGCAATGTTCAGCTTGTTCTGAAGCTCAACGATCTTCTCGTTCTTCGCATCGATCTTGTCCTGGCAAAGCGTGTCAAGGATCCTCTGTGTGCCTGCCGTCTGGCTGGCAATGATGTCCCTGATACCGTCTGCAAGTGCCGCACGGTCAGCGCAGTTCTCGGACTGGACAAGCGCCTGTGTCTGTGCCGTGGCAAGCCTGTTATCGCAGCAGCACTGCGCAAGCTGTCCCTGAATGGCATTCATCCCCTGCGTGCTTGCGGTCTGTGCCGCAAAGCTCCGTTCAAGATCCGCGATCTGATTGGTATAGAGCTGCTGTGTGATAGCGTTCTGCGCACCGTTTACGCTCGCATTGACGCCGGCAAAGCCACCGACAACACCCGTGTTCAGATCACCGATAGCACTCTGGATAGCCGCGTTCTGGAACCCGTTCGTGACGACCGAATCCGTGTGCTGCTGCCCGTTAAGGATCCACGGGAAATCATAGCCGCCACCGAAACCGCCGCCGCCGAAGCCGCCGCCGAACATCCCGAAGATCAGGAACAGGATGATCCATGCTCCGAAGTCTCCGCCGAAGCCGCCAGCTCCTGCCGGTGCCACTGGCATATACATATTGCTGTTTTCTGACATCATGATAACTCCTTCCTCCGCAATCTTTTTGCGGTAAGCGGTCTTCCTCATCGTCCGGAAGATCGGTTTATAGTATGTGATAGCCTGCGCGCCGGCCTATCAACCAAAGAATTGACGGAACATGAGATTGCTCATGATCCGCTCGGAAGCCTGCCTTGCCGCGTTATACTGCTGCTGTGACAGTTTCCCCTGATTCATCATCTGCTGGATGGCCATATTCGGATCCGTCGTATTAAAGCCCCTCTGCTGCATGAATGCTGTTGGATTGTTCATCATCTGCCGAAACTGCGTCATGAAATTTGTCATATTGCCCCACGGATCCATTTATTCTTCCTCCTTCACAACAAGCGCACTGACTGCTTCTTCGATCTTCGCTATATGCTCTTCGATCGTCTTGAGATCATCCTTGCTTGCATACTCCGGTTTGTCTTCCTTCTTCTCGTCTTCGACCGGCACAAGCTGATACTTCCGATATTGCGGACTCTCGATTTGTGAGAATCCCATAGACTTTTCCACGATGAAGGGGGTTCCCTCAATTCGGAATGTAGCAAACGTCCCAGGGGCTAAAGGATACCTCATTGCTTCCTCTTCGCTCCTGACAGGAATATAGCCGCCGTTCTGCATTGCCTGTTGTGGCTGGATGGGATAGTATGGATAGTTCATTGATTTCCTCCTTCCCGCACTCGCAGTGTTCACCCGGATCAAGGTTTGCTCCGCAGCGTGTGCATTTGTGATAGTAAGTATTCATGAGGAAATCGTAATAAAAAAAAGGCACATAGACGATGCCGCCTACGTGCCTTTTTCGTGCCAGTTTGATCACAGGACGAGCATATTTTAGAGGAAACGCCCAGTGATCAATGGCCATTTGATTATATCACCTGTCAGTCTGTATGGCCAAATATTTTCGTTGTGCCATTCGCTACAATCCGTTTGATCTGCCGTACCGACATATCAAATTCCTCGGCAAGCGGTTCAAAATGTACACCGTCGATGAACCGCCTGCGAAGAATATCCCTGTCCCTGGCATTATGGATCCACTCACTGATCAGGTATTCGATTTTGCTGTTCGGTATGTCGTCGTTCATCGTTTCCAGTTCTTCTGCGAATATGCCGCCCAGATCTGATCCGCCTGCTCCGGATGTGCGTCCATGTATGCCTTCACTTCGGCCTTCTTCAACTTCCCGTTTCCATCCGTATCGATTGCGCTCTTGGTATTCTTATAGTCGCTTGTCGTATAACCTTCTCCGAATGCCTGGACCGCTTTTTGATATGCCGCACTCGACGAAGTTCCTCCAGATGATTTCCCGGACTTGCCAGATGATCCTCCGGAAAGACTCCACTGACCATTGTTATATGTCGCAGACTTCTTCCAGCTGTCGGACCCGTATGCGCTCCATATCTGCGCACCTTCATCCTTGGACAGCTTGGCATTATTCATATATGAGACTAATTCCTTCTGTGTGATCCCCTGATTGCTATTGGAATCAATCTGCTTGTAGGTGTCTGCAAACTGTTTCGTCGTCAGACTCGGTATGGTCTTCTGTGCTTTCGCATAGGTTGCCGCAGCAGATTTCTTATCAAGGCCATAGGAAGACAGATCCTGTGATACCTTCTCTTCCGCCTTATGCTCCGCCTCCGTCATACCGGTCTTCGTTGTCTTCCCTTCCTTGTCCTTGTAAACCCATTGACCGTTTTCTTTGGTCAAGGATCCAGTCGCGTTCTTCGGCATAAGAGCGTTAAGCGTTGCCCTGGATACATCAGGATTTTTCTTGCTATAATCAAGAACGTCCTGAACATTTATACTGCGGTCGTCCGGTTTAATGTCATAATAAGCCTTTGAGTATTCACGCGCAGCCTTCTCGCCCTTGCTTGCATAGATCTCGCGCATCTTGTCCGTAACCTTTGCTTCTTCACCACCGGTTTCTTTGGCGATGTTGGACAAAGCATAATCGTCGCTGATCTGCTTTATTACGGCCTTCTCTCCGCCTTCATCGAATGTACCTATGTACTTGTTATACTGACTGTTGCTCGCAGGATCCTTGTCAAATTTATCTCGCTCGGTCAAGGTCTTGGATAGTCCATACAGTGTCTTTAACGCCTCAACACGGTCTGCATCATCCATATCTTTGTATGTGTCAGAATTGATAAATGATTCAGCCAACTTTAGCGATCTTTCGCCCATATCCTTTTGATACTCGGATACCTGCCTGTTATTGAGTTTCTGATCTCCGACCTGGTACGGTGCTACCTGCGGAAAGACATCAACCTTTTTAGTATCGTCATACAGCCGCTTGATCTCCTTATCGATATCCGTAAGATTATCATAGGCATAATCACCAGGAAGCACAAACCTCGCAGCAAAAGCTTCTTTTTGTGTCTCTCCGGTTTTTACTTCACGTCCCCATGTATCATATTTCGCCGGCAGTGTTTCGGACAGTCTCGGGATTTTTGATACGATCTGATTAACCTGCGTCATTACCTTGTTAGTCGGATCATAAGTATTCCTCTGCACCGGGTCCATAGATTTTGCGGTTGCCCCCAATGCGGCAGGCACAAAACTCTGTCCAAAACTATCAACCACGCTTTCTATGTTCGCAGCAATTCCATCCTTTCCATAATCACCACCACCCATAAGCTCCTGAAGCCCCTGCAACGGAGAAGCATTAAACCATGAATTAACGGTTGCGGAAGCGCCTGCCTTTACTCCACCGATAACTTTCCCAGCCGTCGTCCCTTCATGGCCCAGGGCTTTCAATACATCACTGTCATATTGATCAGAATTATCTATTGCCTGCTGTAATAGTGTACCAACAAGAAGCGGAAAGGCCGCTGGTTGCGCCCAGTCATAAGTCATGTACTTATCACCAACATGGACGGCAAACTCTCTCTTTCCGGTCTGCTTTTCAAACTGCTTTGCGTCCCTGTCCTCTGAATATGCCCCCGTCAACACGCCGGACTTGTAAAGCCTCATGCCTGCAAGGACGGCCGCGGTGCCGGTCAATCCTTTTGACATTTCTTCAATACCGCGCTTCACAAGGTCTGCGTCGTTTTTCTTTGCTCCCTTTATGACATCGGAAATACCTTTCGTCCCACGGATAGGGGAATAATCCACCATCCTTGCCGCAATGTTACCAGGTGCCTGAACAAAAGGAATGGCCGCCTGTGATAGAGGACGGCCAACACCGGGGATCTTTCCTATACCATTGTTCCGAATGCCTTGCAACATTTGAACAGCCCAGGAATTATCCTTGTATGTGGCTTTCATTGCCTCTTCCCACGCAAGCTGTATCGCTTCGTCAGGGACATCCGCAGCGCTCTTTATTCCTTGCGCATTGATATAGGATCCAAGTCTGCCTACAAAGTTTGCCTTAACAAAAGGTTTGTCACCCGCGTCCAGCATTTTGTATGTCAGATTTCTCAATGTTTCCATGCCGGACCTTGTGCCGGTTTTTCCAAAAAGTATCTCGTTTACCTTCTGGATCCCGCCATTAGTCATATCATCAATCCAATGTTCTATGGCATTGCCCTTGAACACTGTTGTATTGGCTTTGATATCACTTTTGAGCGAAGGCACTTCATACTTTCCGGCTTTTCCGTCAAGCATGGTCTGAATCTTCGGGCTTTTGTATACCTCCCGTGCGATTTTGCCGCCATTACCAAGGGATCCGCGCATAGACTGCGTAACCTTAATGTCAGGATTGATAATATGTGCAACATTCTGCCCCACGGCCTCAACCCTATCGGCAGCCGATCTCATTATTGCTGTCGGAATATTGGCAAATGCGTTTCGCACATTAGTACGGACATTAAACAACATGGCAACTTTACGGGCTTCCAGCAGTTTATCCATCATGGTGGAAGGATACTCCATACCTATGCGCTTCCCGATCTGGTCAAAAGCTCCCTTTATCGCCTCCTCGTCTCCCGGTTTGATATCATTGAACAGTTTGCGCTCTTCGTCTGTCAGCGAAAAGTCTTTCCACCGCTTACCAAACTTTTCAACACCCTGCCTGTTTAACGCATCGATCTGTTTCTCTGCATACGATAATGCGGTCAATGGATCATTCTTCATCATCGTAATAGCCGCAGCCTGTGAGAATTGACCGGATTTTGTCAGCTCTTCGCCCATTCTGCGCAATACTTCCGCAGCACCATCGTAATCACCCTGCGCCGACAGTTCCTTTGCAATGCTGTGTCCCAAAGGAATGGCAGCGGGATCGCGTCTGTTCAGCAGGTCGTCAAACTGATTGCGTGCCGTATCAAATCCCTGGTCGAAGATATCCTGTGCCTTCTGCTTTGTTTCTGCATTGGACAGCAATTTATAGATTTCCGGCTGATCGACAAACTGGCTCTTTACCTCGTCCGGAATCCCTTCGACACGTCCGATACGTGTGTTCTTCGCAAAGTTCCGCTCCCTATAACCTGCCTTGATCTGACCAAGAACATCATCTGCTTCTTTCTTGTCAGCAAAAAGCTGAAGGTCAAGTTTCAGAAGATTGTTCAATTTCTCTTCCGGAACATCACTGTCCATGAACGCTCTAAACGCGTCATAGGCTTCTGCAAACTCTTTCCGTGTCGCATTATCGCCGCGTGTGACCTGATCCATTGTTGCATCCCAAAGGCGATAGTATGCGTCCGCCGCTCCGGGCTGTGTCAGGTCTACACGTTTCTCGATCTCGGACATTATATCGTTCCACATCGTTCGTGCCAGATTGATTTTCTCCGGATCATCCTTGTTGTCAAAGGCCAAGACTTCTTGCAACATATGAAACGGATCCGAATCTGACAGATCCTTCATATAATGTGCCGGAGTTCCTACGGATTTCTTCAGCCCGTAACGATTCATAGAACCGGACTCGTATCCTTCGATCGCCTCTCTCTTTAACGCACCGTCGTCTGCCCGTAACTCGCTGGCATGGTAATCAAACCTCTTCATAGCTGCCTGGATCCGGTCAGATAATGCCTTTGCTTCTTTCCGGTCTCCCGCTTTATAAGCTTGCCGGTACATTGGCCACGTCTCTTCGATTTCCTTCGCGGCTTCTTCCAGTTTCGGATTTCCCTGATACTTCGTCTGTGACAGAATATCCTTGATATCTTTCTCTGCCATATCCATCGTCATATCAGACAATTCCGTATCAGCGGTCGTAAGCGCTTTTCGCAATGATCCTTTACCAGCAAAGCCGCCTTCTTCATTGATCATTTTCTCCCATTCCGTCGGCTGCAAGTTCATAGCATCGGAAACCGCTTTTGACTGTGTGTTCTTCGGCGTGACAAGAGAATTTACATTCTGCGTATTCTCGTTTATTTCATTTATCGCCTTTGTCCCAGAATTAGGAAGGGTTTCTCCTGAAGCATTATTAAACTTCTGTTCCGCAAGCTGATTCGCTCGGTTCGATAATTCAATATAGTCTGCTTCTGCGGACTTCATTTCATTGTAAAGTCGCCTCGCCTTGTCGTACTCAAAATCAGCAGGCGTCATTTCTTCAAATCGCTTACCTATCCTACTCTCAATACTTTTAAGCGTATCAGAAGCAAGGAAATATTGATCAGCTGCATCCTGCTGTTTTTGTGATACGGTTTCAAGGGTTTCTTGCCTCGCCGGATTGTTTTGGGGATTATCAATGTTCTCAAAAGTCTTCTTTCTCTGTCTGTTCACATAATCTGCAAGAGCATCATTACTCCGATCAAGGTTTATGTCCGGATTCTGTTCATGTTCAAGCCTGTCAAGACGCTCCTCTATCTGATTACGACTTCGCGCAATCTCCCCGGCCAGTGCATCGTCACCTTCTTCTCTTGCTGCTCTTTGCGCCAACGCATTATTGTCAAGGGATTGTCTGTATGCGTCTATAAGCGACTGCTGCATAGAGGATTCTAAATCTGATTCTTCTCCCTGCGGGCGGACCGGTTCTGGTGTAGGTTCGTTATATTTTCCTCGCTGATTTTCGATATACTGCTGACGTTCAGCCGCATCCCGGATCATCTGCTCCCCGGCTTCTTGTGCCTCCTGTTCTGCCGCATCCCTTGCCGCATGATCCGCAACCTGATCGATAGTATTCATGCCAGGAATGGGATTCGGCTCCTCCGGGATCTGTCTCTGCAACTGTGCGATCTGATCCGCCGCCTGCTGTCTCTGTGCAAGGATATTGTCAACACCTTCCGCATTCTGCCGGGCAAGGTCCGCGGGATCTATCTGCCGTGCGATATTGTCCGCATCCTGTGCGATACTTTCAACGGCCTGTCCTGCACCGTTTCTCATGCCACGAATGGCATCAATGCCCCTGCCGAGAATGGGAAGAGCACCACCGACAATAGCATTTCCTGCGGCGTTCATAAGGATACTGTTCCGCGCCTCTCTTGCCGCTTCCTCGTCACTCATGCCAGCCTCTTTGTTGGCAATATAGTTAGGGATGGTATCAAGAGCGAGATCCTGCGCGTTCTGTCCGACCTGATTCAATACGGCTCCGCCCACTTTGCCAAGACCGGCAGCCGCTCCGAGACTATCAAAAGCCGGATTTGTCGCCGCATAAAGTGCCGCATTACCTGCCAAATTGCCGCCCTGATAGGCAAGGTTATTCTGTGCCTGCGCATTCTGATAGGTATTGCGAAGGAAAGCATTATTCTGATCCTGTGCGTCGTTGATCTGATTCCTGGCATTCTGTACCGCACCGGCAAGGTTTGTTCCGGCAAGATCGTCAATCATGCCTGCACCAAGTTCCGCACTGCCGCCCAAAAGCCAGTCAGCACCCTTCTGAACCGCGTTTGTCGCGTTCATGATAGGACGCATAAAGCCAGCATTAAAGGATCCGAAAGCACGACTCTTATTGTCAAGTGCCGCAATACGCTCCGCCTGTTCCGGATCCGCAAGCTGTCCCTGACTTCCATACTGCCGGTTAAAATCACGGACAATACCCTGCGCTTCCTTCCGGTCCTCCCTGGTCATTTTGTATTCAGGGGAAAGCCAGCGGTTCATCTTTGTCTCAAGATCTGCCGCATTTCCGGCGCCGCGGCTTCTCTCTTCCCCATTTTCATCTAATGGCGTGAAATTACTCGGCGCCGCAAAAGCCGCGTTTCCTTTCCCGGCTTCATACGCTCGCTCTGCTTCCTCAAGGGATACACCGTTCCTATTGGCATACTGAAGTTTCAGGTCTTCCTTCGGTCCGGTGATCTGCTGCGGTCTCTCAAGGGCAGGGATCGTCCTTGACTCGCTCGGATTGATCTGCTCATGGATCCTGTTTGACCAGTAATCCCCACGATCAGCAACCGGAATCGTCGTGGGATCTGCATTCTTGTATTTATCTGCAACGGCCTTTCTCTGTGCTTCCTCTGCGGCTCTCCGGTTCTCCTCAATCCTTGCCTGCCTGTCATTGGCCTGCTGGGTCTGACTTGCCGCTATCTGCTTTGCCGCCTGTTGTGCGGCCTGATCTGCCGCCTTCTTTGCCGCTTCTTCTGCCTGCCGCTGCGCTTCCTCCGCGGCTCTCTGTGCTTCCTCTTCCTGACGCCTGCGCTCTTCTTCCATTGCCTGTGCTTGTGCCTGGTCCATGTTTTCCCCCTATATGGAAAAAGGGCGGAGCTTATGCCCCGCCCTCGGTGAAATCCAACAGTTACGCGTACCGCAAGCCTGCCATGATTGCACTCATCTGATTCGATGTATAGCTATTCTCTGCCTGCATCTCAAGCTGTGCCTTCTGTGCCGCAAGCTGTGCAATCTGCTCGTTATACTGACGGATCGCTTCGGAGACTCTGTTGTTATACTCGATATTGATATCAGAAATATTCCGGTTACGTCCGGTATCAATCTGATTTCGCGCATTCCCATAGTTATTCGCAAGGGAAGCTCGCATGGTTTCTGACGCGCCGCCGGATAGTCCCTGTGCCGACAACCATTGACGCATATCCCTGCGCGAAAGCATATTGCTGATATAGGCCGCACGCATAGCGTCTTCTGCATCCACGTTTGCCAGGTTCCTGCTATGGCTCGCATTCTTCGCCAACTGTTCATTGTTGCTCTGAAGATTCGCGTCATATGTGCTTTTGCTCTTGTCGTAGCTCTCCTGGATCCTTTTCAGCTGCCGGTTATATGCACTCTTCGCAACGGCATTGATCTGATTGATAATGTCCTGTGCCGAAGGTCCACTATCTTCTCCGCCGCCACTGCTATAACTGTAACTGTAACCGCCTCCGCCGCCTCCGCCGCTTGATTTTTTAGGAGCTGACGCAGGCTGTGCACTGACGGTCTTCGATCCGCCTCCGGAAGACGCCGCCGGTTTCGGTGTCGGTGCCACATATGCGGCCTTATTGAAACTGGCTCCATCGGCTCCGCCAGCATCTACCCTGAATCTCGCATGACGAAAAATTTTATCCAGATCTTTCATGTTACCTCCCTGCGGTCAACTCGCCGCGTGTCCGTGCTCCGACTATGCCATCAACAACAAGCCCCTGTTTCTTCTGGTATTCCTTGACAGCCGCTTCCGTCTTATGTCCGAAAACACCATCTATGTTCAAGTGATATCCTCTGTTATCCAATTCCAGCTGTAACCACTGGACGCCTTGCCCTGTGGATCCATTTCGCAAAGTGACTTTCGGAACCGGGAAAGGATTGTAGCCCTTTGGGGCCTCTGCTTTCGGCTTACTGCTGAATCCTGTCAGGAAAAGATTGCGCTCCCATTCTCTTCTTCGTACCAGCCCCTTCAGCACCTGCTTGTTGGCCCCTTTGTTGTATAAAAGCATTGCATCTGCGATCTGTTTATAATCACGTCCCTTAATCAGCTTTGCCAGGTTTCCGGGACCGCAGTTAAAGGTGAAAGAAACCAGCGCATCAAACTGATTCTGGTTAAGCACAAGCCCTGTCGCAGTAACATAATCTTCATATTTCTTCACATCATGTTTCAAAAGCTCCATAGCCTGCGCTTCTGTAATGGTCATACCCGCCGACACATCCGGCCCATAATGCCCGACACCGATAGTCCAGTATTTCTCTGCCGCAACCGGTTTATAGGCTTTCAGCCTGCACCCTTCAAACTCTTTGATTTTCTTAAGTGTTCCCTCGGATGTTTTCATCATTCCCCCTTAAAAGCTCGGCGCACACGTGGCATATACACTGATCAGCCAGGCAATGAACGCAAGCCAAAACACCAGCAAAAACCACTTACCCATTGTTCTTCATGCTGAAAACAGCAGCCTCCACAAGCTCTGAAAGCTGTGTGTCGGTGATCTGAATACCCTGCGAGTTAAGCCAGTCACGGACAAACGACATAACCTTCTCTTTCTTCAAGGCCCCCTGTCCGCTTCCTGTGATAGTCTGCTCCGCAGCACGGACCGCGACTGCGATCAGATCGATCATGGACTTATACCTCGCATCCTCCTTTAGAGTCTTGATATACGGGATCACGTAAACTGTGATCATAGTCGCACATACGCATACCACAACACGCAGTACCATATAGGTTATCTCGTTCATCCTTGCCCTCCTTGTGGAACCAATACAATACCCAACCGGCATAGATAAGGACACCGATCTCATAGAGTATCGCCAGAACTGCCATCATCTGAATCAGAAAAGTCTTCATTTCTACGATCCTTCGCTATCTTCCATACATTTTCAAAACCGGCCTTGACCCCATATGTCACGACAACCGCCTTAAATACATCCGTCATATCGTCAAGCAAACGATCTGTTGCCAGGCTGTCCGGGAATACCCACGCATGAATTGCCGCATAAACGACGGAAATAAAAAAGGCGACCGCTACGGCCACCACGATCTTCTTGGAAAACTCCCACAACCACTTTCGTTTCATGGATTACCCCGCAGAACGCAATTTGTTTTCCAGGTCCTCAATACGCCGGTTTGCATTCTTGATCTGCTCTTCCTGCACGTTTGTCTGATTCTCCAGCTTATAGGTCCGGTCAATGACATTGTTATGCTTCTCGACCCGCTGGGACAAAGTATCAATCTTCCACTCCACCTGTGCAATCTGCTGCTGCACTGAAGCGTTGATCTGTGTGACTTCATCTTTCAGAAGTTCAAACTTTCCGCGCAGTTCATCCCGGTAACTCTCTATGATTGCCTTGAGTTCTTCTGTCTCTTTTTTTCTCGCTTGTTTAGCTGTCAAGTGCCACGTCCCCATAGATACAATAAGTGTTGTAACTGCTGATATTATGGCTGTTATGACTGCCGTATCCATTGGCTTCCCTCCATAAAACTGGGTGCCCGGCTTTCACCAGGCACCCGCCAGCAGTTTCTTATTCCTCGGTATTCTCTTCGGCACGAACCACCGTCCCGTCGTAAAGGATAACATATCCGTCCGCTTCGATGATCGCTCTGACCTGATCCTGAAGTCTCTTCGGTACCGTGAAAAAGTTCTTCCCGTCCCTCTCACAGCTCGTCGCATAAATCCTTGCCATTATTCTTCACCTCCATCTAAAAGTTCGTAGACCTCCTCAAGTGCCGTCCGCAGATCCGCGATATCACTTGTGTTAAGATCTGTGGCCTCATAGGTTTCCATCAGACCTTCCCGCGTCTCTGCGATCTGATCATTCTGGTCCTTCCTGGTCTTGATTATTTTTAACATCACAGCACCCCCAATCCAACAGCAGATACGCTGATCTCACCTGCGGTAGCACCGGCCGTGATACTCGTCTTCACGGATACAGCCCAGTTCTGCGCGGTCTTCGTCTTGTTCGTAAACTGATGCGTCTCGCCTTCCGTGATCGGTTCCCACGTAGGAGCACCATCGTTCGCGTTATTGCAGGCATACATCGCCAAGGTCGCATCCGCCGGTTTCGTCTTATTGAGATATGCAACAACAAGCGAAGGCTTATCCGTCCTTGAGATCGGCAGTGTGTTAAATTCCAGCACGCTTCCGATCACGATGGTATAGGTGCTTGTATACACCGGAGATCCGGAACCGGAGTCCGTATCCTTCAGTCTCACATAGATCGTGTCACCGACCGTCTGCCCCGTTACCTGGATCCGCAGTCTCGCTCCGACATCGGCATTCGTCAAGGTCTGAACCGGCAGCCATGCCCCGGCAACTTCCTTCTCCACACCGGAAAACTCCGTTGGGTTCGACATATCCGAGCTGTCCGATACCTGCGCAACAACCGTCTGCGAATCACCGTCCGCATCAAGTCCGATCTGGAATCCGATATAGAAGCTCGTTTCCTTACGGGTATTGTTCACAAGGTCCGTCGTCGGCACCGGCGCTGCACTGTTCGTCTTGTTCATGGTGTACGTTGCCGAAGCCGTAGCACCCTTACTATCCGTCGCCTGCACCGTGATCGTGTTGGTTCCGAGCGCCATCAACGGCCAGTAACCTGCGGTATCAATCGCGAACGTCTTTGTCCCTGTGGCAGATCCGGAAGCCTTTGTAGTCCCGTTCAACTTCACCGTGTAGGTAAAGGAATCACCGTCCGGATCCGTGATCGTCGTCGTGATGGTCGGCGGGGAAGTCACACTACCGTAATCGGTCGTACTCGGCGTAATCGTAGGAGGATAGTTAAACTCAAGGATATACGCACCGTCTGTATCCGGACTGTCTGACACCTTCTGACTTGACGGGATGCAAAACGCAGGGGATACGCCAGCTGACACTCTACACGTGATGCCTTGTGCGTTTCCGTTACTGGCAATATTTTTTTCATAGCTTGTCCGATCAAGCAACTGTCCACCAGAAGAGTAGTCGTTATATTGCGGAGTGCGAAGAAACCATTGAGGATATAACGGAGCAGATGCTTCCTCTGCTGCGCCGGTTG